TACGAGTTGTGCTACCTGAGAGCAGTCATGTTTATAAACCTGTGCAATGTTAGTTTGATGCTTTCTACCCATACCACCAAAACGATCTTTACCGCTTTGCATCTTAGGGTTCATATACTTATCACCTTGATAGTATTCCTTGAAAGTTACCATATAATAGTATTTAATGAAAAAAGCCCGTTGAAACAATGCTCAACGGGCTTTATAGGGTTTATTAAAATTTAATAACTATCAGTGTTCAAAAGCACCGTGACCTGGCTTAAGATTGCCAACTTTGTTTTGCTTACCGTCGTTATNNTTGTTTTGCTTACCGTCGTTATACTTGGTGTTGAGGTTTGAACCAGCATCTTGCTTGTAGGAAACGCCTTTAGCAGAAGCTTGACCAGCACCGGTAGTCTTAATGGTACCAACCTTGTTTTGCTTACCGTCGTTATACTTGGTGTTGAGGCTTGAACCAGCATCGAAGTCTTCTTCATCTTCTTCACCACCTTCAAACTCAAACTCACCTTCAGCTTCACCTTCATGGTCACCCTCTTCACCGCCGAGAGCGGTCATTAATAGGTCGTGTAGCTTTTGCGCGGTTTCCTTATCAAGGGTAAGGGTAACTTCACCTTCACTACCTAGCTCATCATCCGGAGTAGCGTCATCTAAGCCAAGAGCTTCAAGATCACCGCCTTCTTGTTCTTCCATTTCTGGAGCTCCGTAATTTTCGGAGACCATTACCTTATCATAGAGTCTATCAAAAACTGATTTTTTTCTCATAAAATTATTTAGGCCTTCTTTAACAATTTTCACTAAATCTTGAGGAATTTCTTCATCTTCTTCACCATCATCTTCCTCATTTTCGTACTCATTTAGCTCCTCACTTTCATCTTCTTCATCTTCATCTGTATCTAACTTGCAAGGAACATTACCCTTACCGTATGTGAAGCGTTTAATATCATATAGATTTTCTTCCTTTTCCTTATCTGATAATTTTTCAATGTCTACTTTAGCAGGTACAAACCCACCTCTTTCGGTTGGACCAGTGTCCTTTACTAATTCAGCACTACCAATTTCACCAACAGGTATATCCTTACCGGTCTTACCTTCCTTTACTAACTCTCTTCTAAGACCATTAAGCATATCACCGTATACTGATCCTAAAGTACTCATATCCTTCTTAATAGACATATAATTATTTATGCTTCTTGATAAATATTCTTAATGGCACGTGAAGATAATATGTATTATTTAGGTAATAAGAATCTACCTAATGTTAATTGGAAGGGTGAATATACTAAAGATCAGGTAAAAGCTCTTAAGAAAGCTAGTGAAAATATTCTATATTTTGCTGAGAACTTCTTTTATATTGTTAATCTAGATAGAGGTAAAGAGACAATTAGTCTGTATAGTGCTCAAAAACGTGCTTTGAGAAAGATGCGTGATAATAGATACTTTATTTTGTTAGCATCTAGACAGATTGGCAAGTCGACGCTAATGACCATATACATTTTATGGCAAGCATGCTTTAATAATGATCAAAGAATCCTATTAGTAGCTAACAAAGAAGCGACAGCTATTGAAATTTTCCAACGCGTTCGAATGGCTTATGAAGAGTTACCTAACTGGATTAAGAGCCCAGTTAAGGAATACGCCAAAACATCTATGGTTTTAGAAAATGGTAGTCGGATAGGCATTACAACCACGACAGGTACCGCTGCTCGTGGTCAATCTGTAAATTGTGTAAGTGGTGACACAATAGTAACCCTTAAAGATAAAGAAACAGATAGAGAGTTTGATTGCACTATGAAAGATTTAGAGTCCTTATTACAAGGTGGGGAAATAATACCCATTTTTATCGAAAGCGAATTCATCCATAACAATACGTTAGAATAAATATTTTTATGAGACGTAATGATCCGGAGGATAGTAGAGTTTATAATTATGTATATAGGATTAAAAATCTTATAAACGGCATGATTTATATAGGTGTTCATAGAACTGATAATCTTGATGATGGTTATATGGGTAGTGGTACATTAATGAAGAGATCTATAGCTAAATACGGTGTTGAGAACTTTTGTAAAGAAATTATTGCAATGTGTGATACGTATAAGGAAGCATTGGAGTATGAGGAATTAATAGTAACAGAGAATTTTATAAACAGGCCAGACACTTACAATATAAAAGTTGGTGGCTATGGAACGTGTATATTTTCAGCTCAACATAGAGAGAATTTATCTAAAACTAGAAAAAGAAGATTTAAAGAGGATGTAGACTTTTATAACAAATATCTAAAAATCGCACAAGATCCAGATAGACGACGGAAAATAGGTGAGAGTCATAAGAAATGGATAGAGGAAAACCCAGATGCTCATTATGAGAGAATGATAAAAATAAATACAAATCCTGATAAGATAGCTAAGACGGCTAAGTGGCATACAGGTAAAAAAAGAGATAGTACTGCGTGTGCAAATATACGTAGTGGTCAAATAGAAGCTATATCGAAAATGAGCTGCGAGCAAAGAGAGAAGAGATCTGGTAAAGGTAACGTATACTATCATAACCCACTCACAGGCAAGAAAAAGCGTTATAATAAAACCGATATAATACCACAAGGTTGGAACCCAGGAACAGGACCACGTAGAAAGAAAAATGGCTGATTTAACGAACTATAAATGTTATAAAAATAATAGATTTCAAGTTCTAACACAAGATGGTTTTAAGAACTTTAAAGGTCTCATTATTGGTGAAAACTCACAGAGAGTAAAGATCGTTCTCACGTCGGGTAAGGAATTGTATTGCACACCTCACCATAAAGTGCTAAGACGTGATGAGAGTATTGCGTATGCTTCAAGCTTAAAGGTAGGTGATTGTTTATATGGCGATTATGTTATTTCCTCTTTAGAAGAGTTAGAGTGTAATGATCCTGTTTACGAACTGCTCGACGTTGAAGATACACATACATATTTTGCGAATGGTATTCTCAGCCATCAATGCTTGATCATAGATGAATGCGCGTTCATCGAACCTCACTTAGTTGATGAATTCTGGAAATCTGTCTTCCCTATTATTTCATCCTCTAAAAAATCTAAGGTGTTTATATGTTCTACTGCTAATGGTACAGAAAATTTATTCTTTAAACTATACAGAGGTGCCGAGGAAGGTACAAACGGTTGGTCGCATGATAAAATCATGTGGAATGAAGTACCTGGTAGAGATGAGGTATGGGCAGCTCAAACGAGACAAGCAATTGGTTCAGCTGATGCCTGGCAACAAGAATTCTGCTCATGTAGTGAAGATACTCTTGTTGACATTGAAGGACAAGGTGATATGCAGCTTATTGATGTCTTTAATGAGATGGAATAAGGAAGCAAGAATTTGTTAAAACTCCTACTACCAGGACTAAATACTAGTATGGCCAGATATAAGGGTAAGCATTACAGCGTTGATAGTAAGAAACATCAGAAGGCTGTTGAGAAAAGTAGACAAACTATACTCGATAAGTTTGGTAAGGAAGGATATTCAAGGTTTAGAAGTGATCTTGTCAAAGAACAGTATGCATTAGAAGCAGTTAGGTTAGATGAGTCTGAGATTGTTACAGAAGAAGCTGTGGTAGATTTTTTAAATAACTACAACCCTACTCACTTTAAAGGTAGGGCTGGTAATAGAACCATGAAGAAGTATAACCTCTCTATGTATAAGTCGCTAATGCATCATACAGATAAGTTTAGCGCGCTATTTAATAATAGACCTATTCCCTTTAGTGGTAGGATTGACATTGCTCTTAAAGGTTTTGAGTTGAGTGAGGAGGATGTATGCTACTGCGGTAAGAGGATAAAGTTTAATCCAAAGACACAAGCATGGGATAAGTTATACTGCGTTCAGTGTAGAATGACAGGAACATCAAAACCACACTTTAAATATAAGTATGGTGGTGAATGGGAGAAGATGTGGAGGAGTAGAAATGTTACAGGTGCTATTAATAGGGGTGTAAATGAGGTTGAGCTTCTTGATAGGATAGAAAAGGAGGAGTCTATTACTATTGATAGGGGGTTTAGACTTCTTAACTTTTACCCAGATGGTTATTGTAAGAGCAATAATATCATTTATGAAGTGTATGAATCACATCATAAAGCTAAATCTTATTTAGAAAGAGATCAAAGACGTCAGCAGATAATACAAGACTACCTTAAGTGCGATTTTTGTATTATTTGGGATGATGGATCAAACGAAGTAGAACTACATAAGTATGTTTAAGGAGAACACAAAAGGATTTAAGGTATTAACCCCAGATGGATATAAGCCATTCAAAGGGGTTCAGAAGCTTACCAAGCAGGGTTGTATTGTCAGATTTGATAACGGTAGGGAGTTGAAGTGTTGTATTGATCACCCTCTCTGTGTTGATGTGTTTAACTTTGAGTTCAGGAAAGCTAAGCATCTAGATATTGGGGAGAAAATTTTCCATAAGGATGATGGTTGGGTTGAGATTAAAGAATTTGAGGCTGTTGGTGAGATAGATGTCTATGATTTAATCGAAGTTGAGGATACTATATCTTATTATACAAATGGATTTTTATCACATAATTGCGAATTCGTTTCTACAGGTGATTCATCAATCGATGAAGAATTATTTGAGAAATTAATGCAAAACATACAACCGCCAAAAATTGAACTTGATGAAGGTTGTTATAAGATTTGGGAAGAGACTGATGAATCTAGATTATATGTAGCGGGCGTTGATACATCAGAAGGTGTAGGTGCAGATGCGAGTGTTATACAAATATTTGATATAACTGATCTACGTGATATTAGACAAGTTGCTGTCTATTATAATAACAAAATACCACCACTAGAATTCAGTAATAAGGTCAACAGTATACTTAAAAATTGGGGATCACCACTAGCGCTTATTGAGCGTAATAACTGCGGCGCGCAAGTTGTTGATAGGTTAGCTAACGATTTGGGGTATGAAAAAATAGTTTCTTACGGTAACGAGAAAGCTCATAGAAAAAATCTAATGAAGGGTATGATTGCTCACACTAATACAAAATATAAGGGTGTGCTCAATATGAGATATTTTATTAATGAGGCGCAGTCTGTTATCATTAGAGATGAGCTAACTCTAAGAGAGCTAAAGAGCTTCGTAAGATATCCTAACGGTACATGGAGAGCACAAAGTGGTAAGCATGATGATAGGGTTATGTCATTGTTATACGCGCTGTTTATACTCGAAAAAGATATAACAGAACGCTTTTTTGAGATAGTTGAGTTTGATGCAGCTGGTAAGCCACTCTTTATTGAACCGATGGATTTCGGTATTCAGTATTTTGAAAAGCCGACATCTATTTATTTAGATAATGAAGTAGTAGGATATAATAGTACATTACCACCCGTTGTATTTGGTATGGGTGATAATCAGATGCAATCAGATATGGATGAACTTGAAATGAATGGTTTTACATTTCTCCAATAAATAATATTAGATGGCAACTAACATCAATAAGCAGTCACTTCTTAATAAGAGTAGAGTTGATAAGTTCATCTTATCCTTTCAGCTACCCAACGCTCTCAAAAAAATTGCCAAAAAAGATGATAGGAGTACTGCCACTATACAAGAAAATAAATTTCAGTTTTCTATATATGGAGCTGTAGTGCCTGCGATCAACGTTCCAGCTATTCAAATACCATACGCTGGTAGTAATTTATATAATTCTTCGCATGCTAAACAACCATTTGAACCTGTAACAGTTAATTTTACTGTAGATAATGAATTCAATAACTATTGGGTAATATATAAGTGGTTAAATTTAATGCATGATCAAAAGACAGGTCTATTTGATGCTGATCAGTTAATTAGCGATGATAACTTTGCTGATTATCAGACAGATATGACTATTTTCGGGTTAGATGAATTTGATAATAAACGCATTGAGTTTACCTATAAAAAAGCTTTTCCAATTACTTTAGGAGGTATAAACTACAACTATAGAGAGTCTGCTGAGATTGATTCTTCAATGACTTTCGTATTTTCTCAACTTCATACAAAGTTATTGAATTTGTAGAATAAGTATTTAGAAAGCCATAAATATTTTTATGGCTAAAAGAACAATACAATCCGCAGGCGTGGAGATTAGAGAAAGTGATTTATCGTTAAGAACAGTTTCTCGGGGCACTACTATGTATATGACGGGCTTCGCTAATGAAGGTCCAACTGATGAAGTGGTGGGTGTATCTAGCATTACTGAATTCGAACAGATTTACGGTCAACCAAGAACTCCAGCTGAAAGATATTTTTATCACTCTGCACGTGCAGCTTTAAACACAACCGGTAGTCTACTAGTTAATAGACTACCCTATGGTAGTTCAGCTGGTGAAGGCTTTGGTTCAACTATCAGCGTACTAGCATATCCCGCTTCAGGTGTTGGTACAAGTGATTTTACATCTCTAACTTCTTTCTTTATCGGTAAACCAACACAATTTAATATTACATATGATCAATATTTAAAGTTAACAACTGGTACATTATTTACAAACGGTTGGACGCAAACTGCTAAGACAAGTTTCAGTTCAATTAATGATCTATCAGGTGCTGCTATGATTGTCATTAACAAAGCTCAAACTGTTATAGACGGGTTATTCGCTGGTTATTATCTCGGTATTGCTGATAATACAAATATTAACCCTGCGAGCGCTTTTGATTCAATCCTATCCGTACAGACAGTAAATCAATCAGCAGGCTCTGGTGGTCTTACTAGCTATGTAAGTGTACCATCAGATAGATTTAACTTCTCACTTTCCGCTACACCTGAATTTGGTAGTAACCCTGCTGCAAACTCTGTTTCCCAGGTAATGGAGGATAAGATTGTCAACTATCCAATTAATACTGGTGAGTATGATGATACACTAAACATTGGTGTGTTTAAGCTTAAGCAATCAGTATTCGCAAAACAGGCTAACTCACTTGACTATCTTCTAGAGGAAGGTTATAACGGCTCAATTGGTTACTACAGACAGCGTAACAGTGAAAGTGGTGGTGCTCCAGTTAACTTCTTCTTAGAAAATGTTGAGAATGTTTCTAGAAATATTGAAGTATTAGTTAATCCTTATCTTTCAGATGAGACTGCTGGTATTCAGCTCAATAACGACGGTACACCAAAGAAAAAGATTCGTGTTCTAACACAAACATTAATCAATAATGTAGGTACTATTGCAAATGCAGGCGCCACACAAGCACAGCTTAACGCTATGGCTACAGCTATCGGCAAGGCTGATTCACTCTTCCCGTTAGGTGCTTACGGTGAAACTAAGTTAGATGGTAAAGTTATTGGTAGTATTCCAACCAAGATCTCTAGAGCTCTAGATAGAATTCGTAACGCTGAGAAATTTAATATCGATATCATTGCTGAAGCTGGACTAGGTACAATTGCTACTTATACACAAACTGCTGCTGCAGCGCTATCAGCTAACTTCGATGATACAAGAACAACAGATGCTATTGAGGCTCTACGTACTTCAAGTGATCTAGTAACTACCACTGCTAGAGATGCATATATGTCAGTATTCAACCTATTCGCTACTTTCGCAGGTCCAGTTAAGGATGGTGGTCGTGGTGATGTACTTTATATTGCTGACCCAATTAGACAAATCCTTGTTACAGGCAAGGATAATAAAGTAATCGAGGATAAGACAAAGAACTTTTATAATGATATCTACTGGGGTCTAAGACATCAGTTTGAATTAGCAAACACTTCATACGCTACTGTGTTCACTAACTTCATGAAGGTATACGATAATTATAGTGGTTTATACGTCTATATACCTTCTTCAGGTTTTGCTGCTGCTAAGATGGCTGCAGCTGATTATGAATCAGGTCCGTGGGTTGCTCCAGCTGGCTTCAATAGAGGTGTAGTAACAGATGCTATCGATATCGCTGTATCACCGAACCAAAGACAGCGTGACGACTTATATACCGTAAACCTCAATCCAATTGCTACATTCCCAGATAAGGGTAATGTATTCTTCGGTCAAAAGACTCTACTTAAGAAGCCAAGTGCGTTTGATAGAATTAATGTAAGAAGAACATTCTTATATCTTGAGAAGATTGTTAAGAATACAATGCAGTACTTCTTATTCGAGAATAATACACTATTCACAAGAACACGAGTTGTCAATACACTCACACCATTCTTTGAAAGAGTTAAAGCTGATCAAGGTATCTATGACTTCTTAATCGTTTGCGATGAAAGAAATAATACCGGTGAGGTTATTGATCAAAACGAATTAGTTGTTGATATATACCTTAAACCAATTAGAACGGCCGAATTCATTTTGGTCAACTTCTATGCTACTAGAACAGATACTAACTTCCAAGAATTAATCGGCGGTTAACGTTTTTATAGCTATAGTAGCGATTTACTAAAGAGGGGATATTATAATATCCCCTCTTTTTATTTCTCTATAACAGCTGTTATTAACAATATTGCAATATAATTATATCTAGAGATGACTACGATTACACCTATATATCAATATATTGATAAAATCATTAATCTTAGGCAGGCACACAGAAAACATTATGTTTCGCTTATTAAACGACATCATGCAGATGTATACAACCACGTGCATGCGTTTAATAAGCAATATTGTGATGTTACTAATCAGAGTCAAATCTTTTATAATTACTGTAAAGATATCAGAGAATTGCCTAAATGTACATTAACCGGTAAAATGTTAAACTTTATTAACAGTAGTTGGTCGTATCGTACATATGGCGCGCGTGGAGTAGTATCACAAGACGTGATAGAGATAAGAGCAAATAAGAGACGTGGTAAGAAGTTTATTAAACAATGTGCTGATCAACAAGATATACCGTTTATACCTATAACTTTTAACGATTTACATGAGGTGGTTAAATCTATTCATAAAAATGGTAGATTATCAGATACCATACAACGGTTAAAATATAACCACCCTACAACATTAAAGCAGATAACAATGCTATTCGAAGCTGTAGATGTACCATTAAAAGTAAAGGTTTATTGTGTTCTCAATAAATTAGAACATATACCTAGGTGTAAGTATAATGCAGACCTATATAGCACGTTTATAAACGAGACGCGTGGGTTTCTTGATTATAACACAACTCACAGTGGAAAGTTACATAAGAAAGAAAATAATAGTAACAAATTACAGGCAGCTACTGAGTATCTAGATAGAGATACTATAGTATCGAAATTAAGTCATATAATCGATAACCTACCCTCAACACAAAATCTCGCGCAGTGTATATTGAAGAGAGATCCAAGCTTATACAAAACAATTAAGAATATGTCTAGTATTAGCGGTACCTTTGCGCATAAGTGTTATGTTATTTTAAATGGTAATCCAGTAAAGAAACACGGTAGAGTTAAGCTACACTTTCAGAGTTTTAACCAGGGATTTGAACAACGATTCTTACATTCAAATACTAGCAAAGGTGAGGAGGAAATAAGAGATTATATCAACTCCTTAGGTATCGAAACAACAAAGATTAGATCAGGTAAGGGTCCAGAAATTGATATTTTAATTCCTTCAAAGAATATAGGCATAGAGTATAATGGTTGCTACTACCATAGCAATCTATATAAGACTGATGATTATCATATCAACAAAACCTCACATTTTAAACAGCAAGGAATAAGTATATTACACATTTGGGAGACAGAATGGTACAACAAACAAGATATTGTCAAATCAATATTAAGCAGTAAGTTAGGGTGTATCAAAAATAAAGTCTTTGCTAGAAAGTGTGAACTAGTTATAATTGATACTACTACTAAAAATACGTTTCTCGATGCAAATCACATTCAAGGGAGAGATAAGAGCTCTACCAATATAGGTTTACTATATAACGGGGAACTAGTATCGTTAATGACTTTTACGAGTAGGAAAATAACAGGTAGAAAGACTTTTGAATTATCTAGATTCTGCAATCGTATCCATACAAATGTTATCGGGGGCGCATCGCGATTATTTAAACATTTTATAGAGAATATCTGGGATAAATCCGATATTGTAACATACTGTGATGTAAGATTTTCACCGGGAGGTGATATTTACCCATTGTTAGGGTTTAAGTTTAAACACATAAGTACACCTAATTATTATTACTTTAAACCTGCACTACCTCAATATACAAAACTGTTTCATAGATCAAATTTTATGAAGCATACACTTGTTAGAAAATTAGATATTTACGATGATCATAAAACTGAAAAGCAAAACATGCTAGATAATGGTTATTTATATGTGTATGATTGTGGTCATAAAGTATATGAATATACACATTAACTTCTATGCTACTAGAACAGATACTAACTTCCAAGAATTAATCGGCGGTTAATATTATTATAAAGGCACTATATAATATTATATAGTGCCTTTTATTTAGTAATATATTATATATTATTATGATCATATCACAACGAACTCATATCATTAATAATCTGCATAAGATACGATCAGAAAATGGTAAGATATCATCTACAAAAATTAATTCGCAGATTAATCGTGAATTAAAACAGAAAATTATACAATATACTAATTTCTTACCTGATAATTGCTCCTTTAGTGAGCGTATATTTTGTATTATTAATAATATTACTAGTAGACCTATATGTGATATAACAAATAATCACCTTAAATGGTCTCCTGCAAAGAACGAATATAACCAAAGCAAGCAAAAATCTTATAGAACTAGAAAATTAAATCAGACAAATATACGTGAAAGATATGATCTAATTAAAACTACTTTAAAAGAAAGGTATAGTAGTAATAGTTATAATCTTCTAAATCTAGATCAAATAAGAATGAAGATTCAAGTGTTTAATACAAATATTAAACTATGGGATATAGAAAAAGATTACGATTTATTTTGTTCTGTTTTATCACATACACACTTTTTACCTAATACAGCTAAATGGGGAGAGAGATTCTATTGTATTAATAACAATATTATTTCAAAAGTGATATGTAAAGACGGTGGTGATGCTAATTATATTAATAGTAAGGAAGGCTATAGTATGTATAGCTCTAGAAAAAACCAACATCAATTTAAATTAGATTATATCAGACAATACGTTGAAGAACGATTTGAAATCGTTGATGATATTACAACTATCAAGGATCAAAAAAATATTACTATTAGATGTAAGACATGTAATACACAAAAATCGCAGCTATTTATATGTGGTTATTGGCAGGATATTTGTTGCAATAAATGCACGGGATATGGCTATAATAGAAGTAAAGCAGAAGATGAAATTAATCAGTTTATTACAAACTTTAATATTATAACAGAACAAAACACCACTATAGATGGTGTAAGCGAACTAGATATCTATATACCCAGTAAAAAAGTAGCTATTGAATATAATGGTATATTATGGCATTCGTATGGCGCTACATATCCCAATAACGTAGAATCAGAAAAGATCAAGAAGTATAGAGAATATCATAAAAAAATTGAATGTGAAAAGAGAGATATAAATCTTATCACTATATTTGAAACAGATTGGCTATATAAAAAAGATATTGTTAAATCTATATTAAAGTCAAAATTAGGTATTTATACTCAAACTATATATGCTAGAAAATGTCAAGTTAAAATACTAACAAAAGCAGAAAAAACACAATTTTATAAAAATAATCATATTCAAGGTGATTGTCAAAGCTTTTATGATATTGGTCTCGTTTATAATGATGAGATTGTGTGTGCTTTATCATTCTCAAATCGTAAAATTGCTAAGCAGTCCAATGTCGAGCTAGTTAGATTTTGCAATAAAATTGATAATATGGTTGTTGGTGGATTTTCTAAGCTATTAAAAACAGCAATATTAAAACTACAAAGTGATATTATATCTTACTGTGATTTAAGATACTCTAATGGTAATATGTATATTAAAAATAATTTTAAACTTCTACATCGGAGTTATCCAAATTACTTTTATACTAAAGACTGTATAAATCTTGAGAGTAGGTTAAAATACCAGAAGCACAAGCTACAAAAGTTACCATCTTATAGTATAGACAAAACTGAAACACAAATAATGTATGAATCAGGGTTTCGTAAAATATACGACTGTGGTAATTATACATTTTTATATCGTTTTAAGAAATAGTAATTATCATTTTTTAAGAACTTTATACCAACCGAATAAATAATATTATGCCAGTTAACCAAAACATTCAGAATTTCTACAGAACAGCTGCTGCAAGAGATTTCTCACGTGATTTCCTATTTAGAGTTACACAAATGCAGTTACAAGGTGTACCTGCACTTACAGAGAGTCAATTAGTATACGCAAAAGCAGCTGCCCTACCAGGTCGTGCGATATCTAATGTCGCTGTACCTTACATGGGTTTAAACTTTAACGTTCCTGGTAATGTTACTTACCCTGGATCAGAAGGATATAATTTAACATTTTACTTAGACGCTGATAGTGATCTAAGAAACTATTTTGAAGCTGCTTCACGTTCACTCTTTAATGATCTCAACTCAAGTGGTGAATACGGTACACCTGACGATGGCTTCTTTATTACATTATCACAGCTTGATAAGGAGCTAAATCCAATATCAGAATATAAACTTGTTGGCGCTTCACTAAGATCTATCAATAATATTGATTATCAAATTGCATCCGGTACTGGTAATACTGTAGATGTAGGTGTAACTGTTGCTTATCATTATTACACAAAGGTTAAATAATTAGTGGCTAACACGAGTCAAGCTAGATTAAAACTTCAACAGAGCTGGGTAAGTGATTTACCTCTTAAGTTCTTATGGACTATTAGTTTAGATTCAAGAACTGGTGGTATAATGACCAGTGTAGGTGAAAATATACAAGAAATTGTTAATGATTATGAGCCGGGTGTTTGGCGTGTTGATCCACCTATCATTGACTCTCATACTGATACAACGCTCGGCTATCTACTGGCGCAGGCTGTAGCACTACCAACGGAACAATTAACCGTTGGTGTAGTATCAGTTGATAAATCAGGTGGCTTTGTTAGTGGTTACTATGGTGACCGACGACAAAACTACGGCTCTGAACAAAAAATAGATATAACTTTTTTAGAATCTAATAAGGATATTTTTGATTTTTTCATCAAACCGTGGATAGTAGCAGGATCTTATAAAGGCCTAATAGAGGATGATGAAAGAGATATTAAGTGTAATATCACACTTACAGAGTATTCTAGGGTTGATGCGTTTTACGATAATAAGTGGGCATCATCTAATGATCCTACAAGACCGTTATATAGCTTCACACCTAGAAAATCGTTTGTTTTCTATAATTGCGTACCTACAAATATTGCTGCTGAGAGCTTGAGTTATGGTGAGCTGGGTATAAGTGATCTAACACGGGTAGTGTCGTTTGTGTTTTCACACTACCGTACGATAGATCAAACAGCACTATAATGTTTAATGTTGAAGTAAAACTACCAAGTGGTAAAAAACGCAGAATAAGAGAACTTAAAAATCGTGATTATTTAACTATTGTTAAATTTTGCGAGAATAAAGACCTACAAGGATTAAACTTATTCTTTGAAGAGCTATATTTTGATGAAGAGCTCGACCTATTTGATAGGTTTTACCTTCTTATTTATGTTAGAATGTTATTCATAAATGAAAACTTAACATTCACTACAGAGGAGCAGAAGAACGTTGAGTTAAGTTTAGATACCGTTTTAGTAAAAATAGAACAGAGTTATCTAGATCTAGAGACAACATTTACGGATGGTGAGCTTAAGGTGGTTGTAGGTTTACCGACTTCATTATACTTTGAGGATATAGATACACTGTTTATTAGTTTAATAAGACAAATTAATATTAATCAAAAAACGATAGATTTTAAACATTTAACATCTCAAGAGAAACTACAAATTTTAAATCAATTACCTACAAGTATATTTCTAAATATGCAATCATATATTAGAAATATAACTAATAGCCTACAACAGATTACTGTTATTGAAGAGAATAAAACTTTTAATATTGATGAGCTTAAGCTTACCTTAATAGGTAATGGTATAATGCACTTTATAACTAGTATATATAGTATAAGCCTTAAACATTTTTATGAATTAATCTATATATTTTATCAACGTATAACTAATGGCTCGGATATATTCTATGATATATCACCAGTTGAGTCAAAGATCCTTCTTAATATTCATAATGCGACTATTGAGAAAGAAAATGAAGAGTTGAAAAAGCAAAAATAAGATTAAGTAAAGTTGTGAGTGAAGTTAATTTAAAAGACTTTTTAAGTGATTTAGAAGAGCTTAAAAAAACAAATACTACCAGTATCTTAATACCTTCAATAAATAAAAAGATTGATTTTAGTCTCTTTAGTGTCAATCAACATAAAGAATTACTCAAGACTGCTTTTGAAGGTATTGATGGTGTTATTAAGAGTGGTATAATCTTTAATAAAATTATTATAGATAATAGCACGAAACCTATAGATTATTCATTATTTGATAAAAATAAAATCCTTGTCGACTTACGTAAAGCGTCTATTAGTGAAAAGGTTATTATCAAGAATACAACATATGATCTAAATGATCTACCTGAGTCATCTGAAATGCCTACACTACCTCATATCGAATACAAAGGAATTAGTGTAGAGTTACATGTTCCATCTTTAGAGTTAGATAAGAAGATTTCTGAAAAGGCTTTAATTGATATTAATAAATTAGCAGAAGAAGAGAAGCGTAAAGAGTCTATTGGAATACTACTAATTTATGAAATTGTTAAATTTGTAAAGTCTTTAACAATAAAGGATGTTACAATTAATATTGATAATCTATCAGCTTACGAGAGTAAAAAATTAATAGAAACACTGCCACTAAAGCTTAATAATCTCATTATTGATTATATTACGGATTTTAAAGAAGCTTGCGATAAATTTGTTACATTCAGTAACGGTACGAAGCTAGAAATAGATGCTGGTTTCCTATCTAATGAATAAATAAATATGTGGATGACTCGCTACAGATAGCACTTTCAATGATCAACGCTCTCAAAGAAAAGAAGGGCGTTGATACATCTAACAACAACATTAGGCAAGACAGTCCAAAGAAAGTTAAAGTCACTGACGTACTGCAGTTCTCTGCAACACTATCTACTGAAGAGGAAGCTAGATATAATAAAATATTTACTATTCTTGGTAAAACTCTAGGTATAGGTAAGTTTGGTGGTCCAGAAGCTGAACGATTATCTGCTTTACAAGTTAAAAAAGCTGTTCCACACGCTGCAGCAATTGTAAAGCAGCCACAGAAAGAAGAAGATGGTCTTATAAAGAAGCTTATAAAGGCGTTAGCGCTAGGCGGTATAATAGGTACACTCGCAAGCGCATTTTTCGATGCACTCGGACCTTTTGGTAGATTTTTTGCAAAACTACCATCTAAGTTAAAGGGTGCGTGGAGTGCTATTAAGTTACTCAGTAGAGGAATAACTGCTGTCTTCGAATTTTTTAAGTTAGATAAAGCTTTTGCAAAAGTATTTACAACAGCAGTAGATATTTTTAAAGAGAGTAAGTTGTTGAAGCCTGTAGCAGAATTTCTAGAAAGTATTGGTAGTGTTATAAGCAGTGGATTTGGTGTATTTAAAAATGTATTTAAAGGTGCAAAATCTCTTTTTAAGGGTGAAGGTATATTATCAAAATTACTCGACGGTGTAGTTAAGACAATTGGTGGCAAAATAGGTAAATTTCTTAAATTCTTACCTTTTATAGGTGGTATTGTAGGATTAGGATTTGCATGGACACGATTCAAAGAGGGTGATACAGTAGGAGCTGTCTTCGAACTTATCTCAGCTATATTAGACCTCACAGGTATAGGTAGCGTTGCGTCTGTTGTTATTGATGGTGGATTATTATTATATGATCTTTATAAGGGTGATAAGCAGGGTGAAAATAAAGAAGTAAAAGGTGAGTCTAAAGGATTTCTTACCACGATAGGTAATAAAATTAAAGATAGCTTGTCTACTGTATTGCCATATATACCAGTAATTGGTGGTTTACATTACTTCGGTCAGGCAGTTGGAGCTTTTAAAGATGGTTCTGTTTTAGACGGGTTAAAACTTTTAGCTAAGGGTGTTATCACTACAATAGGTGGTCAGGGATTAGTAGATGGTATAATGTGGGTATGCTCTCTACTAGGTGGTGAAAATACAATTACCGAACCACAGATAGAGGATGCATCCGCTACGTATACTAGCTATATGCAGAATATATTTAAAGATGTTGGTAGTGTCGTAGGAGACTCAATTAAGAAAATTTGGGATTGGTCTGTTGGTAAAGTAAAGGATACTTATGATAAAATCCGCAATTTCTTTGGTAGTAGTGACGCTTACCCACCAGGAACACCAGTTCCTACATACTATGATACTCCAAAAGGTAGTGGTCAGATTATAGAACCTGACAGTACACGTAAATTAAATAATATACAGTTTGATAACTTACAAATTAGCAATAAGTTAGTTGAGATAGGGAGCAAGCAAGTAGAACTACTTACAATAATAGCGCGTAATATATCTATGGTAGGTAATGGTGCTAGTAAACCAGCGGTTAATATATTACCCCCAACACAAGATAATTTTTCAACTTACGGATTGAGAGATGCCTATAAAGAATTCTCATTAACATAAAAAAAATAAAACATGCCAAATAACTATATAATAGGTTCAGGAGTTCTCGAAGAAACAGCAAACGCTGCAGGTCCACTTCTCGGTGATGGACTGTTAACTAATACTGATCCGCAATTACAATTAACACCTAAAAATAGCGGTGTTATTGATGTAGTAAATAATTTTAATTGGTATTCAGGACCAAAAGCACCACCACAAGTCCTAAATAGTGTGCCAAAAGCTTTAATAGTTGAGAGAAAGCAGTTATTAAATTCACTAATAGCATCTGCCTTATATTATGTTAGTGCTTCTATAAATTCAACAGATCAAGCTGCAGCTACCCTTATTAAAAAATCTGAGGGAATACAATCACTATTAAAATCAATAAATAAGACTGTTAATATATCTAACGCTATAGATAAAATTGAAGGTTTTAAATCAGCACTTTCTAACGATTCTGATAGAGCTCTACTAACTTCAAATAATCTTAAATCTCTTATAGGTATATATTTTACACGTCCAACAGGCTTTAAATATTCACTCCCCTATTTTAATAATCCAATAAATGTAAACAACTCATGGAGTACATCTTCTGGTGGTAGTACAGGAATTAGTTCAATAATAGGAACTGGTATGGATATTGTTGAAGAAATATCAAGTACAGTTAATATAACACAACCAGGTGTCTTCATACAAAAACCAAAATATTTTCAATTTGATGATAGTGGTAAGAGTGTCACGATTAGTTTTCCTTTATTTAACACCATTAAGCGCTTTGAAAATATTGTACCGTATCAACAAAACTACGAGTTATTATGGCTTTTAGCCTTTCAAAACAAACCATATAAAACTAGTTTTGCGAGAACACCACCATCGAGTATATATTCAATTACTATACCCGGTATATGTAACTTCCCATATGCTTATATTAGTGATATGAGTGTTGATTTTGTAGGTACTGTTAGAAATAAATCAGTTACTGTTCCACAACTGAAGGGTAAAGATGTAAGCTTTTCATCGATAGTAGCACCGATACCAGAAGCATATAATGTAACAATTACATTTACATCATTAATGAATGATTTTGCTAACTTGATGGTAGGTAGCGGGTTTAGTGCAAAAATAGAAAAAAATACTGTAACATTTTAAAATATGAGTAGTGCTAATATAGGATTAAAGCAAAATAATATAAATGGATTACCCAATTTAAGAGGTACTCAGTACGAGAATATCTTTAGCGTTAATCTGCTTAAAGCTAATGATAATACGAAATTTTACTTCTACAATATACTAAACAGTGTAATCATACCAGATAGTTTAGATAAAAATATTTTTGAGACTGAGTTTCTTGATCGTGATATTCCGTGGACAACATATTCATATTTGAAATATGGTACTATAGATTTATGGTGGCTGGTATTCTTAATTAATAAGCCTGATTTTATTTTTTATGCAAAAAGCGGTCAGGAAATTAAATTTATTAAACCGGAATATGTTGATGCTGTTATATCCCAAATTAAGTAAATACGTAAATGAGTCAAGCTAATATTCAAGGTACTAACTTTGCGTTTAACGTTGATATTATATCAATCGATAAATCTACAGCTAATCAGGATGAAAATTCCTACTTTTCACTAGACGTAGGTGCTATATCATATCTAGAAATTGAAGATAATTTAATAGAACCCGGCTTCACAGGTAGTATAGCTTTTAGAAATTTTTATCAAATATTTGATAAGCTTGGTATATTTAAGTTTGCAGATAAAGAACTATTTTTAAGTGTTGATATAACTAACTTAGATCTTGTAAGGCATAGTAAGGCTCATGAGCAGGATAGACGTCTTATAGGTTTAATGCTATTAGAAAATAGTACATCTTTAAACAAGGATGTAATAGATTCGGTCTCTGTCTATAATTTTGAAGAAGCGGCTCCTTCTCTTCTCAAAAAGCAAGCATTTCTACAAATTGCAAAAGCAAATAGTGGTGTACTAGGTTCTATGAATATGAGCACATTAATACAAACCATTATTATGCATAGTGAGATTGGTAATAGTGGTAAGAGTGATATTGTAGATGGATTTAATACCGCGGGTGTGGATAGTATAGCGGGTAGTGTTTTTGTTACTGATACTGAATTAAGTGCATTTGATGTTATTCGTAGAATATACAATAGCATGCTAATAGATACAAATAAATTACCTCTATTAAAGATGAGAAATGTCTTTACTGAAGGTAAAATGTCGCGTAAATTTACTCTTGATGTACTATTTACTGATAGAATGCGTAGTTTTTTAAGAGACTATCAAAACGGCGCCGCAAATGTAGATTATAGTGATATATATACTGAAGAATTTGTTATTTCACCAGTTGAAAGTAATACTGGCAATACAACACCAACAAATAAAGTTGAAAAATTCGATTTAATTAAACCAAATATCGGAGAATTACGTAGTAAAAAATGGGGTGACTATAATATTAAAGCTTCTGATAAAGATGCATCTATTACTGGTAATGCACCACTACCATTTGCAAATATTGTTAAAGATTTTGAGAATAATGAACTAGGCGGTGAAGGTATAGCTTTAAATGTACCTGTCATTGACCCAAAAAATATTAAGCGATTCAATAATTTTGCATATGATGATTCAAAACTTGAAGATTCAACTAAAAGAGTAGAAGCTCAAATTAAGAACATAGTCGGTAAAAGCTTTATTTTTGATAATGAAGCAATAATTCTTACCGTTAAGGGTGCCATATACCGATCTCCTGGTACTTTTATCACTATAACAGGCGGTACTAGTTTAAGCGATCCAAAAGTACCACTCTCAGATCTATGGTTTGTTGTATCAGTAAAACATAAATTTCATGAGTTAAATTATACTAATGAAATTGTAG